CAGCCCGTCGACGTCACGCGAGTCGAACTGGGCCAGCCGGCACTCCATCTTCATCTCCTTCTCTTGGCGATCGGCACCCCGCTTGAGGAGCTCGTCGAACTCCCGGCGGTTGGCGACGTACTCGCCGACCTGCGGATTCCAGTGCCCCTCGAAGCGGGCGCCCGTGCGGTGCAGGGCGACCGCCCACACCCGGCGGCTCGGGGCCCCGCAGCGACACTGGATCGTGTCGCCACTGATCGGGGACTCAAAGTCCCCGCAGGCTGGACAAGAGTACAGATACCTCACGGACTCGGATGCAGCTTGGCGAGGCAATCGTTGAAGACCTCGTGGGGGTCGCCGCCGTCGGCGCCGGCCGAGTTGCCGCAGTAACAGTGCAGGGTCAGGTAGTGCATGGCCTCGCTAACCGGGCTCGCATCGAAGATCAGGTGGGTCGTCGCCGTGACGTAGTGCTGGTTGGGGTCGCTCACCGGCATGGTCATGGGTCACATCCCCCAATCGTCAATTTCACTTGCCAGAGCGTAGAGCGGGACGTCCCCATTGGTGGGGAACGGGGCGGTGACCCCCGGAATCTCAACGGTGCGGCCGTAGTTCTCCATGACGACGCGGTGCAGGCCCAGGTCGGGCTCGCCCCGGCCCTGGCCCATGACCTCGTTCATGTCCAGGCTGCGCCACTCGGTCACCGCCGTCATCACGGCGATCCCATAGGCCATCACACAGTCGTCGTGGCCGCTGCGGCGCGCGGGCCCGAACGTGCCGTCTTCGAGGGCGGTGTACTGGGTCATCTCGTAGTAGGTGGCCGGGTGGTGGATGAGAACCTCCTCTCGGGTGAGCACGCCCTGGACCGTGGCGATGAGCCACTGTTTCGTGTCGTAGGTCGTCTTCCAGCCGAGGAGCTGGCCGCTCTGCTTGGCCTTGTCGGGCCGGCGGTCGAGCCAGATGTTGTTGTAGCCCGCCATGCGCCAGATGCTCATGCAATCGTGGCCCCCGCCCTGGACCTCGGTGTTGAGGATTGCGTTGTTGTAGAAGTAGGCCGCCCCCAGTGCGATCTCGCCGACCCGGGCCGGCACCGCCGAGCCGTGCCACACGGCGACCTGTTCCATCGTGGCCCGGTTGATGATCTGGATGCAGGCCGGGTCGCCCTCGATGGTCTTGGTCGGGTCGATGCCGATGGCGTACTTCTGGCGTTTGGTCGGGGTCTTGTAGATCGTCCAGTGCCCCTGCTCCGTCTCGTGGAAGCGGACCTCGCCCCGGTCGTTGTAGAGGTACCCCCGGGACTGACCGACGTGGGGCCGGTAGCACTCGCGTAGGTGCTGGAGGGGAAAGACGTTGGAGCCCGTGGACAAAAAGGCCTCTTCCGGGGTGCACGGATATTCCTCGTGGAAGCCGTCGAGCCCCTTGGGGGCGTTGCGGATCTTGCGGCGGCGCCAGGCCATCTTCGCCATGACCCGATCGGCGTCGACCCCCTCGTCGAGCAGGAAGCGGACCACCCCGAGCTCGTCGCCGAACTCGCCCTCGTCTTCTAACAGCTCGTAGCTCAGGTGGTGCTCGGCGACCTCGTACTCGTCGTGCCAGAACCAGGGGAAGAACATCGGCACGAAGTCAGAGCGACCGCCGGCCGGATCGGTGGCGTTCATCCACTCGTCGTGAAAGTACCCGCCGACCCCCTGCGCCGTGCTCTCGTGAATCCAGATGGTGCCATGCTCATAGGGAATAGCGTTCTCGAGCCCCGGAATGATGGTGTCTGCCGTATCGCCCCAAAACGCCACCTCAGAACAGTGACACCCGTTCACCGTCATCCCCCGGCCGACCTCTTCTTTGGTCGCCGTCGCAACCCGAATGGTCGAGTCCAGCGGTGGGTCGAAAACCATTTCTTCTTTCGTGTCGTACTTGAGCCCGAAGAGGTCGGAGAAGGGGCCATGCGTCCAATAGCGCTTGGTCATCGTGAACAGGTACTTGGAATCATCTTTCTCTCGAGACAGCACAAGATTGAATGACCCGGGGTGGATGAAGCTCCAGAGGAACAGGATCGCCTCGGTGAGGGTCGAACAGCCGAGCTGGCGGCCCTTGAGCACGATGATGCGGACGGGTAGGCCGGCGTTGTATTGACGCTCGACCTCGGCCACGAGCTCGCGCTGGGCCCAGGCGAAGGGCTCTTTGCGGTTGAGCCGGATGATCTTGCCGCCCTTGGTGCGGATCTCGAGTTGCTCCAATAAGGGCCAAAGGTCTAGAGCGGGCATATCACGACGGTATGGATTGGGTAGGCGACCTTCTCGAGCTCGGCGATCCGATCCTGCATCTCGTCGACGAGCGCCTGCACCAGTTCGACGGGCAGGTACTCGACGTCGGGGTTGTGCAACTGGGCCCGGCACTCGTCGGCGAGCTCAGACAAAGCACACCCCCTCGTCGCAGGTTTCACCGGGGCCAGAGTCAAAGAGGGTCGGCTGTGCCTCACTGATCGCCTCGCGCAGCGGACGGCCCCGGCGGGTCAGGTAGACGTGATCCTTGCCGAGCTCGTCGCGCACCGTGTTCAGATGGTCCTCAAGCTCGGCCGCCTTCTCGAAGAGATCGGGGCGGTCACGCCGGCGCTCGGACCAGCGGCCGAGGGGGGTGAACGGGCAGAACCAGCACGAGCTCTTGGGCGGCTGGGGCAGGCCAGCTCGAGCGATGATCTGATAACAGTCCTTGCGGGTGACCCCGAGCTCGATGAGGGGGTACTCCCGGGGTATCCCGTCGTCCACCCGCCCGACCCGCTCGAGCTCATCGACTGAGAAGCCAATCGCGATGACCTCGGGCTTGAGCTTCTTGATGACGTCGAGCTTGAACGTCTTGGTGCAGTTGCGCGTGCCCGGGGCCCCCTCTTCAGCCATGCGAACGGGGATGGGCACCGAGCGCGTCCCGGGTTTCATCAGCTTCGAGTAGAGCGTCTCTGTCTGCCCGGCGCGGTTGACCCGGCCGACCTCGGAGAGCCCGATCAGGTTCTCCCTGGCGTAGAGCGAGCTCACCCAGCGCAGATAGGCGAGGGTGTCGGGGTTCTCCGAGTCGTCGCCGACGTTGGCGAAGACGTGGGTGTACCACGGAATCTTGTGCTCGGCCTGGAGCACCAGCGCAGCCGTCGATTGCACCCCGCCCCCGTGGGCGAACACCCGGAGCGGACCGAACCTACCCATCATCCTCATCTTCGTCGACGCGATGCGCCCGGCGGTCGACGTCGGTGCGCCCGACCACAAAGCGCCCAGGACCGCCACCGTTGCCCGAGCCCTCCCTGATCCCCTTCATGGCCGACATGAGCTCGGCCCGCTGCTCTTCGAGGGCGGAGCTCGGCCGCTTGCCGGCGTTGGCGAGCTGGCGCCCGAAGACCGAGTTCACGATCCGGGCGGCCTGTTCGGGCGAGCCCTCGTTGAGGAGCTGCTGGGCCCGCTCGAGGGTCTGGAACTGGATGGCGTCGAGATACTCGGCCATGTCCGCGGTGCCATAGCGCTCGACGCGCACCTGGCGCTGGAGCTCCTTGGCGACGTCGGTGGTCAGCTCGAAGATGCCGGCCACGATGCCCGGCGGTACGCCGGCCTCGAGGGACCGGCGCACCAGCGTCTCGTAGGTGTCAATGTCCACGGGTCACTCGTAGTCGGTCCCGAGCGCCCTGGTGGTGATCCGCAAGATGGCCCGGGCCCGCACCGCGTACTGCGAGCCCAAGGGGTCCATGACCGCCTCGGCCTCGGCCATCTCGGCCTCGTGGCAGATCAGGGCGAGGGCGGCCCGCAGGCGCTTGACCTCGCGCTCGAGCTCAATGTTGGCCGCCGCGACGCGCAGCCCTTCTCGGAGCCCGTGCTCGATGGAATCAACCATCACGGACCGTCACCACCACGGCGTTGCCCGGGCGCTGGGGGATGCGCAGCGCCGAGTCGGCGTCTTGTTCGGTGATGTGGAAGATGAGCGAGACGCCCCCGCCGGCCAGGCTGCTCATCTTGTAGAGCCGACCCCGCAGCTCTACGGCGCCGTCGGGGCGTCGGGGGGCCTCGGGCCGTTGGATCCCCTCGATGATGAGGGCTCGGAACGTGGACCCCCCTCGTCCATCCCCGCCCGCCGGCGCGCCTCGGCCAACTGCTGCGCCAAGAGCGCTTGCTCCGTCTGCAAGACCCGCATCTGTGTCGTCTCGTCGTCCTCGCGATGGAACACCGCCTGGATCCCCGCCGGCAGGTCGTCGTTGCTCTCTTGGTCGTAGTCCGGCACCTGAAAGGGCTCGCTCTCGAGCCGGCCCAGGCTCAGGGGCTCCGAAGAGCTCACGGCCCCACTCGTCTCCCGGCCCTGGAGAATCTCCATCACCAGGCGCCTCGTCTCGGCCTGGCTCTTCTCCATCAACTCGCCCATCATCGTCACGAGCTGTACCGCCTCCGAAGTCGCGCTCTTCGTACTCGGAGTCGTAGTCGTAGCGCTCGACTCCGGGCTCGGCGTCGGGCGGGCCAGACGCAAGGCGTTCGCCCAGCGCTCGAAGCGAAGAGCCCAAGTCTCGAGGCTCATCCATCGCGCTCATCGTGGGCCCCTGCGTCCTTGTTGTGCACCCGGCGGGCCGCGCCCAGCGCCATCGCGGCTGACGAGTAGTGCATGGAGGTCGTCCACCCGCAGCTGCAGCGCCCCCGGTAGCGCCGCACCGCCGGACCCCCGGGGTTCTTGGGCGGACGCATCTCACGCACGTAGGAGTAGAAGAAGGGCTCGGTCGTGCCGCTCACAGGGCCTCAATCAGTCGACGCCCGACGAATTCGCCGTATGCCGGCGGGACCGCCTCGGAGAGCTCGTCCTGTGTTGCCCACGGCATCCCCATGAGCTCGCGCCGGGTCGCCACGTCGGGAGTGAACCCGCCACCGGAGTGCCGGGCCGCGACGGCGCGATCCTCGCCGCCGCCACCGTAGACCCCGCCCGTCCGTTTGCGTTGCCCGTGCGCGCATCCGGCCATGAGCACCGGCCATTCCCACCCGATCGCCTCGAATCGACGGTGCCGACGGAGCTCCAGCGTCTCGGTGACGAGCCCGAACATCGTGCCGCAGAGGATCGGCCCCACGAGCGGCGCCCGCGGCACGTTCTCGATCACGGCCGGGCGCCCGTAGGCGACGAGTCGCTCTCGGATCGGCTCGATCAAGCGCGGGTGACGATCCCGGCACCGCTCGCCCGTCGCCTCGGAATACGCCTGGCACGGTGGCGACGCGTGCACGGCATCGAAGCCAGCAAGCGGGAACGTGAGCGCATCGGCCCGAACGAAATCGAACGGGTAGCGCGGTTGCTCGACGAGATCGACGCCGAGAACATCGAACCCCGCTCGATAGAGCCCCGTGCCCATGCCACCGGCCCCGCAGAACAGGTCGAGCACGAGCGGCCGGCTCATGGCTCAGAGCCGTTGAGCTCGGGCAACCGCTCGAAGCGCTCGGTCGCCGCCTGGCGGCTGATCCCGATGGCGTCGCCGATCTTGTACCAACTCACCCCGGCGAAGCGGGCCGCGGTCACCCGCATGTCCAACAAGGCGAGGTACGTCTCGATGTGGCCCTGGACCTCGCCGATGCGGCGCTGGTGGTAGGCGATGGACTTCTCGTCGGCGACGACACGGCCCCGGTACGTTCTAGGCCGGGTCATCAGCTTCGGGACGGATCACCCGCATGGTCGGGTGCTCGGGGCTGGGCCCGGTCTTGAAGCCGGCGGAGCGGAGCTTGGAGCGCGCGACCTCGGCTTCCTTCGAGCGCATGGCCTCGTCGTACTGCTTTTCGATCTCGTCGAGCATGTTGGCCTTGACGCCCTGGAAGTCCAGATCCGCTCGGTCCAAGATGCCCAGGTCCAAACAGATGTGGGTGACGTAGACGGCCACCTTGGTGAAGTCGAAGGCGTTCTCCAGGTCGACCGCCCCCGCACTGTTGACGAAGATGCGCCGCACCCGGCGCTCGTTCTCGTCCATCAAGAACTCGTGCGCCGCTTCTTCGGTCATGCCGGCCGTCTCGGCCCGGTTCACGAACCCGGGCCCGTCTTCGCTCTGTTCCATGTGTGGCAAGCTACCCTGCCACTATGGTCCGATCAAGTCTTGGCGCGGTGGCGGCCCTTGGCGCCGGTGTCCTCTTCGGACTCGGGTTCTGCGGCGGGGTCTGGCTCGGTACCCGCTGGCTCTTCTGAGGGAGCCTCCTCGGCGCCCGCCGCATCGGCTTCGGCCTGGGCTTGCGCCGCCTTAGTCTCCTCTTCGGCCGCCGCCTGGGCCGCCTTGGCCTGCTCGGCTTCGGCCCGGGCCTTGGCGACCCGGTCGGCGAGCTTTCCCTGCACGCCGGCCAGCGCCCCGGCCAGCTCGTCGAGGGCGGCTTCGATCTTGTCGCCCACCGCTCCGATGTTGGCGAAGTCGTCGGCGAACTCGTTGTCGACTCCGGCCCCGGCCGCGTCGAGCGCGGCGACCTTGCGGCTGTCTGAGGGTCGTCCGGTGGGGAGCAGCACGCCCTCTTGACCTGCGACTTGTGCTCCCAGCTTGTCCGAGAAGGTCATGGTGCTCCTTTCGATCAGCGGCCGGCCCACCAGCAAAGGGAAATGACCACCAGGGGCCGGCCGCGTCGGATGCTACACGCGACAAGGCCCGGTCCCGGGGGACCGGACCTCGCCAGCGGGTTTGCGAAAGGAGCGTTCGTGAACCTGACGCGGCGTCAGATTACAGGATTGCCACTTGTATCGGGCAGGCAACGAGACAAAGATCAACGGAAACGCAACGGGTTGGGTGTCCGTTGGGTGACAAAAGGAGCGTTTGTGGCACCAGGGGAAAGATCAACCGAGCGTTGTAACTGCGGTGCGATGACCTGGCAGGGGGCAATGCACTTCTGTGACGTCGACGGGGTGCTCCATTGCTGGAACGAGTGGCCCTGCCATCTCATTGACGAGCATCTCATGGGGATGCCGTATGAAGAATGGCAGTTCAACTAGGTGACCGGCGGGGAAGCCTTCAAGCGCTTCGGCGAGGCCCAGGCCGCTCGAGCCCGAGCTGCCCCGGTACCCCCCCCAGCGCCCCGCCCGCCACGCGGCTTGACCCCGAGCGAGGCGAAAGAAGCGTGGGCCGAGCGCCAGGAGCGCCGCGCCGCCCTCGAGCGCGCTGGCCGGCGCCGTCGGGCCGCCATCGTCGCCGAAATCAAGAAGCGCCGGATCGCGCGCGAACACCTTGCCTCCAAGGGGCCGCCCTTGGCCGAGTAAGCGTGAGATCAGGCTGCGAGCAGAAGACTAGAAAATGACGCACCACCGAGAGATCGGGTGCAGAGGCGATGCCGCACAGCGGGTGAGAAAAGGCTAAGACCCTTTTTTCTGACCATGAGGGCCATTGCTCGGGTTGGTAGCCGGCTTAGGGTGCGTGACCGTGGCTTGGGGGAACGATTTACTCCGAATCGAATAAAAAAATCCGGCCAAATTCTCTACCCACGCGGAATTAGATATCTGGAGCCGATGAAATGTCGACCTGACCTCCGGTGGCCCTGCCGGGGGCGTCGAAACAGTGCCGCTTATCGGTTTTGTGGATTTACCGTTGGAAAATATGCCGGAAAATATACCGGGGTGGAAAAAATACTGACGAGGGAGGGGTCGTGGGTGTGGATGCTTCCCCCCCTCGAAGAGGGGGGCTGGGCCAAAGCGGAGGCGTCGTCCGGGTAGGTTGATCGGCTGTTGTGTCAGGGTGACTGACAGTACCGGTCAGGGGGGTTGCACCCCCCCTGACCAGGGACGATAGAGCGAGAGAGCGAGCGAGTCGACTTAGAAGTGGCCGCGAGCTGGGCCGATGGGCCCGCTCCACCCCGCCCGCCGGCGCGGTCAGGCGC